ATGTCCGCCATTCTGCTCAACGCTCCTGCGAGCGAACCCGTCTCGCTGGCGCAAGCCAGGCTGTTCCTGCGCGTCGAACACGACGACGACGACGATCTGATCGCGGCTTTGATCGCGGCCGCGCGCGTGCAGGTCGAGGCGCACACCCGCCGCGCGCTGATCACCCAGACCTGGCGGCTCATACGCGATGTCTGGCCGGCGGGCGGGGCGCTGCCGATCCTGCCGGTGCCGCTGCGCGAGGTGACCGCGATCGGCGTCTATGACGCCGACGGCATGATCCATACGCTCGATGTCGAGTCGTTTCATGTCGATGCCGTCTCGGCGCCGGCGATCCTGACTTTCGCGCGCGGCGCGCCGCCGGCGCCGGGAAGGCTTCATGCCGGGATCGAGATCGATATCGAGGCAGGCTACGGCGACACCGGCGAGGACGTGCCCGAGCCGTTCAAACAGGCGATCCGCCTGCTGGTCGCGCATTGGTACGAGAACCGGCGCATCGTCGCGGCGAGCGGGGAGGTGGCGTCGATGCCGGCCTCGGTGTCGGCGCTGATCGCGCCGTTCCGGGTGCTGTCGCTATGAGCGATCCCGGCTTGTTGAACCGCCGTCTCGTGCTGGAGGCGCCGGTGGAAAGCGCGGACGGCGCCGGCGGCGTCACCCGCAGCTTCTCGGAGATTGCAACCCTGTGGGTGTCGGTGACGCCGGTTTCGGCCGCACGTGCGATCGAGGCCGAGCGGCTCGGCGCGAAAGTCACGCATCGCCTGCATCTGCGTTTCTCGGACGACATCACGACCCGCCATCGCTTTCGCGACGGCGGCCGCCTCTACCGCATCGTGACGATCCGCGATCGCGACGGCCGCAGGCGCTTCCTCGAGATCGAGGCGGAAGAGCGGATTGATTGATTCTTCCTGTCCCTCCCCCGCGTGCGGGGGAGGGTGGCCGCGCAGCGGCCGGGTGGGGGCATCGGCTCTGCACGTGTCACCCCACCCCGGCGGGCCGTAACAATTTTGATTCTCGCCGGCCCCCCCCCCCCCACCGCCCCCCCCCCCCCCCCCCCCCCCCCCCCCCCCCCCCCCCCCCCCCCCCCCCCCCCCCCCCCCCCCCCCTCGGCTCTGCACGTGTCACCCCACCCCGGCTCGCATTCACTTTGTTCATGCTCGCCGGCCCTCCCCCCTCCAGGGGAGGGTGAAGACTTCGGAGAAACCATGCCTTCCTCCACCGCCGCGTTGCGCGCGGCGATTCACGATGCGCTCACCGCCGACACCGCGCTGGTCGCGATCCTCGGCGGCCCGAAAATCTATGACGAGCCGCCGGCCAGCGCGGCGTTTCCCTATGTGACGCTGGGCGAAGCGCGCGTCTCCGATTTCTCCGCGGGCGACGACAAAGTCGAGGAGCATCAGCTCACGCTGCATGCCTGGTCGCGGCAGGGCGGCCACAAGGAAGCGCATCTGGTCGCGGGCGCGCTGTTGCAGGCGCTCGACGATGCGCCGCTCGCCCCGGACGGGCATCAGCTGGTCAATCTGCGCTTCTCGCTCGCCGATATCCGCCGCGAGCCGGACGGGCGCACCTATCACGCGCTGGTTCGTTTCCGCGCGGTGACCGAGCCGGCATAATTCGAGAGGACAACATGGCTGCACAGAAAGGCAAGGACCTGCTGGTCAAGATGCATGACGGCTCGTCTTACGTCACGGTCGCGGGCCTGCGCTCGCGCAGGATCGCGTTCAACGCCGAGACCGTCGACATCACGCACGCGGAATCGGCCGGGCGCTGGCGCGAATTGCTCGACGGCGCCGGCATTAAGCGCGCCGGCGTTTCCGGCCGCGGGCTGTTCAAGGATGCCGCGACCGACGCGCTGATGCGGCAGACCTTCTTCGACGGTGCGGTGAAGAATTGCCAGGTGGTGATCCCGGATTTCGGAACCGTGCAGGGCGCGTTCCAGATCACCAATCTGGAATTCGCCGGCGAGCATAACGGCGAAGTCACCTACGAGCTGTCGCTGGAATCGGCGGGCGAGCTGAGCTTCGCGGCAAGTTAGCCGTCATTCCGGGATGGCGCGAAGCGCCAGACCCGGAATCCATTTGCACGAGCGGTGCACGCCGCTGGATTCCGGGTTCGCATGCTTCGCATGCACTCCGGAATGACGAAGGAAACACATCATGGCCAATCGTCACCGCGGCGAGATCGACGCCGAGATCGGCGGCAGCAAGCGCATACTGGTGCTGACGCTGGGCGCGCTGGCGGAGCTGGAAAATGCTTTCGGCGCCGGCGATCTCGCGGCGCTCACGGAACGCTTCGCGCAGGGGCGCATGAGTGCGCGCGATCTCTTGCGCATCATCGGCTCCGGTCTGCGCGGGGCAGGCGAGAGCGTGACCGACGACGAGGTGGCGCGCATGCCGGTCGCGGGCGGCGCGCAGGGCTATGTGCGGATCGCCGCCGCGCTGATCGAGGCGACCTTCGGGCAAGCGCCGGAATGAAAACACACGAACCGTTCCCCTGGGACGAGGCGATCGGCTTCGGGCTCGGCGTGTTGCGGTTGTCGCCGCAGGCTTTCTGGTCGATGACGCCGCGCGAGCTGGCGCTTGCGATCAACGCTGCGACCGGCGCCACCGCGCCGCTCCGCCGCAACGAATTTTCCGAACTGATGACGAGATATCCCGATGGCCGATGATCTCACCCCCCGTCTCGATGAGGTCGCCTTGATCGGCGCGCTCGATCGCGTCGAGCTTCGCATGAACGGCATCCAGCGCAGCGCCACAGCTTTCGGACGCGCGATGTCGGATGCCTTCTCGCAGAGCATCCTGGGCAGCCGCAATTTCGAGGATGTGCTGAAGCAGCTCTATCTGCGGCTGTCCGATATCGCGCTCCGGCTCGCCTTCAAGCCGGTCGAGAACGCGCTCGTCGGCGGCTTTTCCAGTCTGATCGGCGGCACCCCGAATTTCCCGAATCTGGTCGCCGCCTCGGGTGCGATCAAGCCGTTTGCGGCCGGCGGGGTGATCGGCACGCCGAGCTATTTTCCGCTGCGCGGCGGGGGCCTTGGCCTTGCCGGCGAGGCCGGGCCGGAAGCGATCCTGCCGCTGGCGCGCGGGCGCGACGGTCGGCTCGGCATCGCGGCGGCGGGCGGGGCGGGCGGCAGCATCACCGTGAATATCGCAACGCCCGACCCGGAATCCTTCCGCCGCTCGGAAGTCTATGTCACCGGCCAGATCGCGCGCGCGGTCGCGCGCGGGCAACGTGGAATGTGAGATGGCAGGCTTTCACGACATCCTGTTTCCGCTCGACATCGCGCTGCGCAGCGCGGGCGGGCCGCAGCGCCGCACCGAGATCGTGGCGCTCGGCTCCGGGCGCGAGGAACGCAACACCCGCTGGGCGCATTCGCGTCGCCGCTACGACGCCGGCTACGGCATCAAGACCTTCGAGGCGCTGTCGCAGGTGATCGCGTTCTTCGAGGAGCGGCGCGGCATGCTGCATGGCTTTCGCTGGCGCGACCGGCTGGATCATTCTTCGGCGGCGCCGGGCATGGCGGTGTCGCCGCTCGACCAGGCGATCGGCACGGGCGACGGCGAGACCGTTTCCTTCGCGCTGAAGAAGACTTATGGCGGCGCGTTCGCGCCTTATGCACGGCCGATCGCAAAGCCGGTTTCCGGCAGCGTCATCGTCGCGGTCGATGGCGAGATTGCGGAAGAGGGCGGTGACTTCACCTGCGATGTCACCACGGGGCTGGTGAGTTTTCTGGAAGGCCATGTGCCGGATGCCGGCGCCGCGATCAGTGCGGGTTTCCTGTTCGACGTGCCGGTGCGTTTCGACACCGATTATCTGGAAGTCGATCTGTCCGCCTTCGCCGCGGGAGCGATCCCGAAGATTCCGCTGGTCGAAATCAGACTCTGATTTTTTACCCTCCCCTGCAAGGGGAGGGTCGGCGAGCATCGAGCCTTGGCGAGATGCGAGACGGGGTGGGGTGACACTTCACTTTAGGATTCACCCCACCCCGCTGCTCGTTTCACTCGCAGCGACCCTCCCCCTGCAGGGGAGGGTGAAGGAAGAACCATGCGCAGCATCCCGTCCGCCCTGCAAACCAAGCTCGATTCCGGCGTCACCAATCTGTGCCGCTGCTGGATCGTCACCCGCAAGGATGGCGTGGTGCAGGGCTTCACCGATCACGACCGGGACGTCGTCGTCGAAGGCGTGACCTGCCGCGCCGATACCGGCTTCGACGGATCGGAAGCGACCGCAAGGCTCGGCCTTTCGGTCGATGGCGCCGAGATTACCGGCGCGCTGTCCGACGACGCCTTGAACGAATCCGCGCTCGCGGCCGGCCGCTACGACGCTGCGCAGGTCGACATGCATATTGTCGACTGGAGCGAGCCATCGCTTCAGGTGCTGATGTCGCGCGGCCATATCGGCGAGGTGCGGCGCGAGGGCAAGGCCTTCATTGCGGAGCTGCGTGGGCTTGCCGACCGGCTCGGCCAGGAGACCGGGCGACTTTATACCGCGACCTGCTCCGCCGATCTCGGCGACGCACGCTGCGGCGTCGATCTCGACGATCCGGAATTTCGCGGCGAGGGCGCCGTGACCGCGCTGAACGGCATCTCTATTTTCACCGTGTCGGGCCTGGACGGTTTCGACGACGGCTGGTTCACCGCCGGCAAGCTCACCTTCACCGGCGGCGCCAATGCAGGCTGTGCGATGGAGGTGAAGCGCCATCATGCCGACGGCGAAAGCGTGAGCCTCGCGCTGTGGCAGGCGCTCGCCCATCCTATCGCCGAAGGCGACAGCTTCGTCGTCACCGCGGGCTGCGACAAGCGTTTCGACACCTGCGGCGCCCGCTTCGACAATGCGCTCAATTTCCGCGGCTTTCCGCATATCCCCGGCAACGATTTCATCCTGCGCTACGCCATTGATGGCGAAGCCGGGCATGACGGCAACAGTTTGAAGAAGAGCTGACACCATGCCTATCACTTCCTCCGACATCGTCGCGCAGGCGCGCGAATGGATCGGCACGCCGTACCGGCATCAGGCTTCGCTGAAAGGCGTCGGCTGCGATTGCCTCGGTCTGGTGCGCGGGGTCTGGCGCGCGCTCTATGGCGAGGAGCCCGAGCGCGTGCCGGCCTATTCGCGCGACTGGGCGGAAGCCAATGCGTGCGAGATGCTGGCGCAAGCCGGCGCAAGGCATCTGGTGCCGGTGGCGCGCGAATGGATCGCGCCGGGCGACGTGCTGCTGTTTCGCTGGCGCGCCGGCCTCGTCGCCAAGCACGCCGCGATCCTCACCGGCAACGACACGATGATTCATGCGCATGACGGCGCCGCGGTCGCGGAAGTGGCGTTCGCGCCCTGGTGGCGACGGCGGCTCGCCTATGCGTTCCGCTTTCCGGAGCTCGACGAATAATGGCGTCTCTGGTTCTTTCCGGCGCCGGCAGCGCCGTAGGCGGCGCGCTGTTCGGGCCGGTCGGCGCCGTTGTCGGGCGGCTCGCCGGCGCCATCGGCGGCGGCTTCATCGATCGCGCCTTTGCCGGCGGAGGCTCGAGCCAGCCTGCGACGCGCGAGGGGCCGCGCCTCCGCGACCTCGACGTCATGGTGTCGACGCAAGGCGCGCCGATCCCGCGCGTCTATGGCCGCGTTCGCATTTCGGGCGAGGTGATCTGGTCGACCGCGCTGAAAGAGAAAGTGAAGACGCGCACCGAGAGCGGCGGTGGCGGCGGCAAGGGCAGCGAGCCGCAACCGGCCGGCACCACCGTCAAGACCTATTCCTATTTCGCCAATTTCGCGGTCGGCTTGTGCGAAGGGCCGATCGGCCAGGTCACGCGCGTCTGGGCCGACGGCAAACCGCTTGACCTGAAGAACGTGAATTACCGCTTCTATCCGGGCAGCGAGGACCAGACCGCCGATCCGCTGATCGCAGCCAAGGAGGGCACCGGCAACGCGCCGTCCTATCGCGGGCTTGCCTATGTCGTGTTCGAGATGCTGCCGCTGAAGGGGTTCGGCAACCGGATTCCGCAATTGTCGTTCGAGGTGATGCGGCCGGTGGGCGAGCTCGAGCGAAAGATCCGCGCGGTGACGCTGATCCCGGGCGCGACCGAATTCGGCTATGAGCCTGCGACCGTGGTGCGCAAGCTTGGCTCCGGCAAGGCCGCGCCGGAGAACCGGCACGTGGCCTATGCCGAATCCGACGTGATCGCCTCGCTCGACGAATTGCAGGCGGCGTGTCCCAATCTCGAGCGCGTCGCGATCGTGGTGTCGTGGTTCGGCAGCGACCTGCGCGCCGGCCATTGCACCATCCGCCCCGGAATCGATCATGCCGAGAAGGAGACGCATGGCGCGAGCTGGCAGGTGGCCGGGCTTGGGCGCGGCGGCGCCTATCTGGTGTCGCAGATCGAGGGCCGCGCGGCGTTCGGCGGCACGCCGTCCGACCCGAGCGTCATCCACCTGATCGAGGAACTGCATGAGCGCGGGCTGAAGGTCACGCTTTATCCCTTCCTGATGATGGACGTGCCGTCCGGCAACGCCTTGCCCGATCCGCGCAGCGGCACGGCACCGCAGCCGGCCTATCCCTGGCGCGGCGAGATCACCTGCGATCCGGCGCCGGGTGTTGTCGGCTCGCCCGACGGCACGAGCGAAGCCGGCGAGCAGGTCGATGCGTTCTTTGCGGCGGGTGGAGGGAGCGGCTGGAATTATCGGCGCATGATCCTGCATTACGCAACGCTCGCGGCGGCAGCGGGCGGCGTCGAGGCGTTCCTGATCGGTTCGGAACTGAAAGGCCTGACGCGCGTGCGTTCGGCATCGGGTGTCTATCCCGCGGTCGACCGGCTGGTGGCGCTCGCGGCCGATGTGAAGGCCATCGTCGGCGACGACACGATCGTCACCTATGCCGCGGACTGGACCGAATATGGATCGCATGTCGTCGACCCGGACGCCGACGAGGTGCGCTTTCCGCTCGACGCGTTATGGGCGTCGCCCGATATCGACGTCGTCGGCATCGATTATTACGCGCCGCTGTCGGACTGGCGCGATACGCCCGATCATGCCGACCGCGCGCTGGCCGCGACGATTTACGAGCGACCTTATCTCCTCGCCAATATGAACGGCGGCGAGGGCTTCGACTTCTATTACGCCGATGACGCAGCCCGCGCGGCGCAGACGCGGCTGCCGATCATCGATGGCCTCGGCAAGCCCTGGATCTTCCGGCAGAAGGATCTGTGGAATTTCTGGTCGCAGCCGCATTACGAGCGCGTCGCCGGGGCCGAGCTTGGCACGCCGACCGCGTGGCTGCCGCAACGAAAACCGATCTGGCTGACCGAAACCGGCTGCCCCGCCGTCGACAAGGGATCGAACCAGCCGAGCGTGTTTCCCGATCCGAAATCGTCGACCGGCGGCACTCCGCATTTCTCCAATGCGCGGCGCGACGATCTCATTCAGCGCCGCTATGTCGAGACCATCCTGTCCGCCTTCGGCGCCGACAGTGCGCTCAATCCGCTGTCCCCGCTTTATGACGGGCGGATGGTCGATCCGTCCGGCGTGCATGTCTGGACCTGGGACGCACGGCCCTATCCGGTGTTTCCGTCAGCCACCGACGCCTGGAGCGACGGCGCCAATTGGCAGACCGGCCACTGGCTCACCGGCCGGCTCGGCACCTCCAATATGGAAGGATTGATGGCGGCGATCCTGAACGATGCCGGCGCGGACGGCTGCGACCTGTCGGCACTCGGCGAAGGGCCGGAGGGCTACATCGTCGAGCGGCCGATGTCGGCGCGCGCCTCGATCGAGCCGCTGGCGTCCGCTTACGCCTTCGACGCGGCCGAGGAGGGTGGGCAGCTTGTGTTCCGTCCGCGCGGCGGCGCGCCGGTGATCGAACTTCACGAGGACGATTGCGTGCTGCCGGACAAGAATGCGCCGCTGCGACTGTCGCGCGCCCAGGAGACCGAATTGCCGCGCGAGGTGGCGCTCGGCTTTTCCGACGCGCAGGCGGATTATCGCCGCGGCACCGCTTCGTCGCGGCGCCTGGTCGGGGGCGCCATGCGCATGATGCAGAGCGATCTTGCGATCGTGACCTCGGCGATCGCCGCCGAACGGCGCGCCGATATCTGGCTGCAGGATCTATGGGCCGGCCGCGAGAGCGCCGAATTCGCGCTGCCGCCGAGCCGGCTGGCTTTGTCGCCGGGCGACACCATCGCGCTCGAAGCGGCGGGACGGGTGCGGCTGTTCGAGCTTCGCGACATCGTCGATACCGCGCAGCGCGCGGTTCAGGCGAGGTCGATCGATCCGGAAATCTTCAATGTGCCTTTGGCGCAAGCGATCGTCGCGCCGCCCGCGGTGCCGCCGGCGATCGGACCGGTCGAAGTGCGGCTGCTCGATCTGCCGCTGTTCGAGAGCGAAGAACCGGTGGCGCTGACATGGGCCGCGGTGTTTGCCGATCCCTGGCCGGGGCCGGTCGCGATCTGGCGCTCGCTCGACGGCGCTTCGTTCGATCTGGCGGCAATTGCGGCGGCGCCTGCGATCCTCGGCGAGACGCTCGATCCGTTGCCGCGCGGTCCGCTCGGTCTGTTCGATGACGCCAACAAGTTCCGGGTGCGGCTCTATGGCGGCGCGCTCGCCTCGGTCTCCGATGAGGTGCTGTTCGGCGGCGCCAATCTCGCGGCGCTGCAGCGGCCGGACGGCGCCTGCGAGGTGATCCAGTTCGCCAATGCCGAACTGGTCGGCGACGACATCTATGAATTGTCGCGGCTGCTGCGCGGGCAGGGCGGCAGCGAAACCGCAATGTCGGATATGCTGGCTACGGGCGCCGCCTTCGTGCTGCTCGACGACCCGGTGGTGCCGGTGGCGCGCGGGCTCGACATGCTGGGACGGCCGCTGTCGCTGCGGATCGTGGCGGAGAGCCGCGATCATGGCGATCCGGTCGCGGTCGCGGCTGAAGTGACGCCGAGTGCGGCGGCATTGCGTCCCTATGCGCCGGTGCATCTGCGTGCCGCGCGCGGCACCGACGGGGTGATGCTGTCGTTCGTGCGGCGCACGCGCGTCGACGGCGACTCCTGGGAGGCGGTGGAGGTGCCGCTCGGCGAAACGCAGGAGCGCTACGAGATCGACATCCTGGACGGCGCAACGGTGAAGCGGACCTTGTCGTCGGCCGCATCGCCCGTGCTTTATCCCAATGCCGGCGAGCTTGCCGATTTCGGCAGCATCCAATCCGCGCTGTCGATCCGCGTGTTCCAGATGTCGGCGGTTGTCGGCCGCGGCCATGCCGCGTTTGCAAACCTGAACCCCTGAGAATTTCATGACCGATACGACTCATCTTGCGCTGCCGCTGATCGCGGCGGCGCAGGCGCAAAAGCACGTGACTCATAACGAGGCCTTGCGCAGTCTCGACGCGCTGGTGATGCTGTCGGTCGATGACCGCGACCTCAGCGCGCCGCCGGGCTCGCCCGCCGAAGGCGCACGCTATCTGGTGAAGGCCACCGGCACCGGCGCCTTTGCCGGCAAGGACGGCAAGATCGCGCATTTCCGCGACGGCGCCTTCGCCTTCCACACCCCGCGCAAAGGCTGGATCGCCTATGTCGCCGACGAGGATGCGGTCATCGTATTCGACGGCAGCGCCTGGCGGCCGCTGCTCGAGGCCGCGGCGGAATTCCAGAATGTCGCCTTGTTCGGACTAGCGACCGTTGCCGACGCCACCAATCCGCTATCGGCGCGGCTCAACAACGCGCTGTTCGCGGCCAAAACCGTGGCCGCGGGCGGCGACGGAGACCTGCGCTGGAAATTGTCCAAGGAAAGCGCGGGCGGCACCACCTCGCTTCTGTTCCAGGACAATTTCTCCGGTCGCGCCGAAATCGGGCTTGCCGGCGACGACGATCTGCATCTGAAGGTGTCGAACGACGGCGCGACCTGGCGCGAGGGCCTGGTGATCGCGGCTGCGACCGGCAAGGTGAGTTTCCCGCAAGGCGCGATCGGCCTGCGCGAAAAACTCACCGCCAACCGCACCTATTATGTCCGCACCGACGGCAATAACTCGAATGACGGATTGTCGAACAGCGCCGGCGGTGCGTTCCTGACGCTGCAAAAAGCCTGGGACACCGTCCTCACGCTCGACCTCGGCGGCTTTGCGGTGACGATTTCGGTCGGCAGCGGGACCTTCACCGCGGGCGTGGTGATGTCGGCGCCGCCGGTGGGAGGGCTGGTCAGCTTTGCCGGCAACAGCACGACCATCTCCGTCACCAGCGGCAATTGCTTCGCGCTGCTCGCGCCTGCGCGCGTCACCCTTTCAGGGTTCACCCTGCAGACGATGACGTCAGGCCAGTGTCTCTACGCTTCCGGTGCCGGTGCAAAATTCCTGCTTGGAACCGGCATGGTCTTCGGCGTCTGCGCCGGAGCGCATATCTATGTCGAAGCCAATGCCGAAATCGCGTCGGGCAACGGCTATACGATCAGCGGCAGCGCCAATTTTCATATCCAGGCCAATATCGGCGCGATTGTTCAGCTTGGAAACATCACCGTCACGCTTTCCGGCACGCCGGCATGGGCCGCGGCGGGCATTCTGTTTGCCGGCAATTCGGTGGTGAGCGTCTTCAACGTCACCTTCAGCGGCTCGGCCACCGGCAAACGATATGACGGGACCGCCAACGCCGTTCTCAATTCCTACGGCGCGGGCTCGGCGTCGGCCCACTTCCCCGGCAATGCGAACGGGACCACCGCCTCCGGAGCGCAGCAATTGTGAGGTTGCTCGCCTGTCCACAGCCATGTTGCGCCGCCGGTTGCAGGACTGTTAGTGTCGGTTTTTCTCGAGTGCAACCTGCCGCATGCCGCTTCGCTTCTATTGTGTCGATCTGTTGCGCGGCCTGTCGTCCATCGTCATCCTGCTCTGGCACTACAATCATTTCTGGCATCCGCTGTTCGGTGTGAAATTCACCTTCGACCGGACCATTCAGCCGCTCTATTTCGTGTTCTGGCCGGCGTATCATTACGGCCTGTTCGCGGTTCAATTCTTCTGGCTGATATCCGGGCTGGTATTTGCCCATGTCTATGCCGGTTCCAGCATTACCGCGGGCGAGTTCGCGCTGCGCCGGTTTGCCCGGCTCTATCCGCTTCATGCGGTGACGCTGATCGTCGTCACGGTGCTGCAAGCGATCTCGGTCGCATCGACCGGGCACACACAGATCATAGGCAATTTCGATCTGTATCATTTCATTGCCAACGTGCTTTTCTTCACCCCGAACTGGGGCCGCGCCTATTCGTTCAATTCGCCGATCTGGTCGGTCACCATCGAAGAAGTGATCTATGCGATCTTCTTCGTCCTGTGCTCCGTCATCTTCGTCAGACGGGCAGTGCTTCCGTTGCTTCTGTGTTTTGCCTGCCTTCTAGTGACAATGACATCCCCGAAGCTGATGCTGTTCTCGCTTTGCGGGTTCTATTTCTTCGCCGGCACGCTGCTCTATCAGGTTGCCATGACGCTGCGCGAAAGGCCGATTTCGGGCCTCGTCGCCATGCTGTTTTTTGCAGCCGGGACGGCGCTGATCCTTCGCGTTCCGGATTCGGTCGGCGATCCGAAATTCTTCATCAAGCCTGTGGTCGTGTTTCTGCCGCTGATGGCGGCGGCCGTGCTGATCGACCTGCGTGGCTGGGCGAAGCCGTTCTTCGAAAAGACCAAGTGGCTCGGCGATTGCACCTATTCGATGTATCTGTGGCACTTCCCGGTTCAGATCGCCGTTCTGATCGTGCTGACATATTTCGGCGTGTCGCGAGACGTGTTCACGAGCCCGATCCTGCTTCTTGCCTGGATCGCGAGCATGATCGCCATCGGCCGACTGTCATTCGTGTATCTCGAACGACCGGCCCAGCTCGCGCTGCTGCGGGTGGGGAGGCCGTACGTCCGACAAGACAGCGAGCGTGGCGGCAACTCTGTCGCCGCTGCGAGCGGTGAAACGGGCTCGACGCAGCGGGATGCGGCTTCGGAGCCGTTGCCGGCTGTAGCGTATCGCCGGCCGGACCGTCCCGCCGATATCGCCTGACGTTTTCTTTAACGAAGTGAGAGATCCCCCGATGCAGAATGCTGCAGCGGACGCGCGCTTGCGCGTCTTTTTGATTCATGGGCTGGCCGGTGGCCGGCCCTTTTACTTTTCCGGCGGCATGGACGTGCTGGCGCGCAAGCTCAACGCGCAAGGCATCGCCGCGAGCGTGCATGAGCAGGGCTCGTTCCTGCGGCCTTATGGCAATGTCGGCGCGATCGCAGCGGCTGCGCTCGCTGCCGCGAACAAGGGCGCGCGCCCGGTGCTGATCGGGCATTCGATGGGCGCGGATGCGGCGCTGAAAGTCGCAATGCGGCTCGACGCCTCGCGCATCGCGGTGCCGCTGGTGGTCTGCTTCGACCCGACGAGCTTCAGCCTCCTGTTTGGGCCGCCGCCGGTGCCGGCCAATGTCGCCCGCGCCCTGTGCTTCTATCAGAAGATCAGTCCGCTCGGGCGCGGCGTGCTGAAAGCCGCACCCGCCTTCAAGGGCGCGCTGGTGCAGGAGCGGATCTCGACCATCCACAGCGCGGTCGACGACGATCCGAAGCTGCAGGCGCGCGTGCTGGCCGAGATCGGGGCCTTGCGCGCGACCTGACGAAATCCACCGCAACGTTCCACCGACGCCGCGCCGCAAGCGCGGCTTTTTCATTTCAGGGAGATTCTCATGTGCTGGATTGCAACGGCGCTGGTGCTGGCGCCGGCCGCGGCGCTCTGCGCCTATCGCTATTATCTCGGCAAATGGCCGCTCAAGCTGAATTGGTGAGCGCGCCATGGCTCGATCGAACTATGACATGGCGCTCGAGCGCGTGCTGGCGCATGAGGGCGGCTATACCAACCATCCGAGCGATCCCGGCGGGCCGACCAATTTCGGCATCACCATTCACGACTATCGCCGCTACATTAATGCGAACGGCAATGCAGCGGACGTGCGCAACATGAAGCTCGCGGAGGCTGCGAAGATCTATCGCGCACGCTATTGGGATGCGCTGCGCTGCGACGAATTGCCGGCCGGGCTCGATTATGCGGTGTTCGATTACGGCGTGAATTCCGGCATCGGCCGCGCGGCCAGGGTGATGCAGCGGCTGCTCGGACAGGCGCCGACCGGCACCATGACCGATGCGGCGATCGCGGGCATCCGCAGTGCAGGCGCGCCCGCCTTGATCGCGCGGCTATGCGACGAGCGGCTCGCCTTTTTGAAAGCGTTGAAGACCTGGCCGGTGTTCGGCGCGGGCTGGGGACGACGGGTGAGCGAGGTGCGGCGCGACGCGCTGGCGATGGCCAAAGGCGCGATGACGCCTCCGGCCATTTCGACGCCGGCCAGCGGCAAGGGCGAGGTGCCGGCGCCAAAGGCCGTGCGCGCGGGGACGGCGGCGGCTTCCGTCGCCGCCGGCGCGGGTGCGGCGCAAGTCGCGCATGCATCCGGCGGCTCGATCTCGCTTTCGCTTGCGATTGTTGTTGCCGGCCTGTTGCTGGCAGCCGCCGGATGGGCGGGATGGAATCTCTGGCGCAAGCGCAAGCAGGAGGCGCCGGCGATTCTTCTCGATGCGGCGATGCCATGAACCAGTTCGCGGAAAAGTTCAAAGGCTGGCGCACGCTGATCTTCGGCATTGCCGTGAGCCTTGCCGGCGCCGTGCTCGATATTCTCGACGCGCTGCGTCTGGTCGATATCACCCCGCTGCTGCCGCCCGAGCATGCGCTGAAAATCATCGCCGTGATCGGAATCGTCACCATCGTGCTGCGGCTTCTCACCACCGGCCGCGTCGGAAGCAAGGATTGCTGACATGCTGCTGTCGCTTCTCTGGAAGCTCGCCGGATTTCTCGGCGGACCGGTCTTCGACAAGCTGCTCGGCGGGCTTGCCGATTTTCTGCAGAAGCGCGCGAGCGACGACCTGGCGCGGTTTCAGTCAGGCGTCACAGCCGACACCCAGATCGCGCTGGCGCAAGTCAATGCGCAGATCGAGGCGCGCAAGATGCAGGCGCAGCTGATGCAGGCCGATCGCGGCTGGTGGGTGACGTCGTGGATCAGGCCGCTGATCGTCTATCCTTGCGTGCTCCATTTCGGCGCGATCGTGCTCGATTCCACGTTCCATCTCGGCTGGAGCATCGCCAAGCTGCCGCCGCCCTATGACGGCTACGAGCAGACGATCATCCTGTCGTTCTTCATCGCGCGGCCATTCGAAAAGGTGGCGCGGGTGTTCTCGGCGGGGAGGGGGTAA